AAAAACACCAAACCGCAAACAGACTAGAGACGAACTTATCTTAGCTGATGGAATAGACGTTGAAGATCATGAATATTTAGCAGATGTTAATTTTTGGGAAGATTCTGAACAAACAGTACTTGATCTTTTAGAGAACAAGATTGCTATGTGCAAAAAGAGATTCGTTGAAGAGTGGACAAAACGATTAATGGCTGATCCAGAGGTTACAGAGATCCCTATAGAAGATGATGACTTGATAGAGCTTGTTGTTGCACGCCCAGATTATAAGAATAGAGCCCAAAGAGAAGCGGAAATAGAACTTCTTCTTGCCATGTAATATTTTAAGGATTAAATTCGAATGGAACTTCACCGTTAAAAAGTTCAATCAAGTCTGATTCTGTTAGCGTCCAATACCCATAACAAATATACCAAGCTTTATATTTGCTTGTGTATCTTGTAATTAATAATCTATATCCTTCAGCACTAGATATGCTTTCAATACCGCTTGGCGTTCTTAATATTAGCTCATTTTCTTTTGGGATAGATCCGCTTTCATGGAACTCCATAGAGAATAAGTTTATAGAAAAAAACATGAATAATATGAGTATATATTTCATAAACCCTCTTTCTTTGAGTTAAAATGCGCCCCAATCAAGGGGCGTAGTATAAAAAAACTAAATTCTTTTTAAAAACCACTTTGTTATCGGTTCTTTTCTGAATTGGTTCAAATCAACGTTTAAAAGCTCAGGGATCGACTTATAGTCTACACCCCCTAGGGCGGTACTATGGAGATACCTAAACTCTTTAGAAGCAGAGTTCTTGTTGTTTGAGAGCTCTTTCAGTGTTTTAGCAAGTTCCTTCTCTTCTAAACAAAGAACTTTCTTCTTTTCCTTTATACTGTATAACCTTCCAGCCATTAGATTCCATTCATTTCCTCTTTCAACGAAATCATCTTCTGTTAAAGGAGGCTCTTTAAAGTTCTTAACACAATCCCAAAAATTAGATAAGGCTTTGTCTAACACAACGATATATTTACCATCTCTATCAACCCTTACTACTATTCCCTCTCCTTTATGAAAAGAAAAATAGTCAACATATGGAAGCTCTGTTACCATCGCCTGCATTTGTACTTGTGGATAATATTTAGCTGGAACTTTACCTTCCTTTGCTAAGTTATGATCCTCTTCACTGCAATTTTTTATCTCTACTGCATGGTCGTCTGTTGCATTTAATCCATCCAAAGACACCATTAAGTAGGGATATTTTTTATTCTTTACACATATAGGTTCAAATAAATCACCAACCATTTCTTGATATACAAGTCTTGCTGGACCTTCCATTGCTTTACCATATCGAGTTGCTACATTATCACAATTAATATTGTCTAATCCTAGCTTCTCTTGCCAAAGTAAGAGCGGTGTTTTTATTCTACCATCATTTGTTTTCCACCTAGAAGCTCCCATTATAACAGGCGCATCAGATGCTCCGATATGCTCTTTTCTTGCTTTAAGCCATGCTTCTTCAGATTTAAATTTGATTTTATACATACGAAACCTCCTCTTCATTGGTAGAAAATTTATCTTTAAGACCATCCATATACTTCTTTACTCGTTCTTTTGCGTTTTGTATTACCTTAGTGTACATTTCTTTAGGCATGTTTCTAAAGTCTACAATTTCCTTTTTCCTAAGAAAGAGTTCAACTTCCTTTTTATATTCTGGAACTATACAAAACAGATCTAGTAAAGATGTTAATTCTTCATCTGTTCGTGTGTCTTTTTGCTCCAATTCTAATGTTTTACTTTCTTTTTTAGGGTGTGTTGTCTCTTGGATATTAGGATCAAGGCTTATTTCACCCTCAACATAACAATTTCCAATTACATCAGGGAAAAGCTCACGCCCTAGAATTGACAGCGCCCTAGCGTATAACATCCTTTCAGTATATGTGACCCAAGGCCCATAGTCTTTAACGAGTCCGGCCTTTCTAGCTTCGTTAATTGAAAAGCTAGCTGTCCAACAATCGTTAGTATCAGCTCTTTTGCCATGCAAAATGCACACTTCACCATTACTCTTAGAATCTTTTGTAATAGAGTGTTTATTTGCTCGAATTAAAGCTGCCATCATCCTAGAGGACATCTCGACTTTACCCTTAACAAAGTAAAGACCGCCCATTAAAGCCTGTACTGGATCAATCCCTAAAGATTTAGCAGTGGTTACAATCGCAAAGATTCCTTCTTGTCCCATCTTTGCATAATGTGGGGACTTCATCAACATTTGACACAGCTCTTGTGTGCCTCGTAATTCAACCAAATAATTATTTGGTTGGTTTGTTATTTCATGTTTATTCATCTTCATCTCCTTTTTTTGTTAGCCTTTCATCAGCGTGTGCGTTTAAAAGGTTTTGTAAAAACTTGATACTAACCATTTGTTTAAGATACAGATCTTCAATGCTTGGTCCAAGTTCCTTGATTTTGTATTCTGCATATTGATTTGAAGAAAACAAAAAATGTTCTTCTAAATACTTTTTTGCATTTTCTAATGTGTCTTGCTTATTCATCTTCGTCATTCTCCTTTTTCTTCAGCAGCTCCAACTGCTTTATTAGTTTTCTTCCGTCCACTAGATCTTCCACCAAATCACAGCATTGAACAAGTATAGCTTGATCTATGGCTTCTATAAGATCATCTAAATCAATCTTCATCTTCATCTCCTATCGTAAATTACCATTTATAACTATTATGTTTCCTAAAAATTGAGTTTTTGACCACTTCGTACCCTTAGTTATCTCTTTACTCCAAGAGTTATTCTCAAGGCCTATGATTCGACCTTCTTCATTCATAACAACATCTTGATTGTTGATTTGGATAATTTGAATGTATCCACCTACTAACTTCTGCAAATATGCTAGCATTTCTTTATTAGGAATCTTGATTTCTTCCTTCGTCCCATCAGTTTTATATAATGTTCCAGTAAATTTCTTATTCATCTTCATCATCTCCTTTTTGTATGCTAGATATATCTTTAGCACCTCCCTGTTGTTCTAAAAATGCTTTTAATTCTGGTATATTAATAATAAATTCTATTATTTCTTTTTCTTTAAAATAATCTTCCGCCGAACTTATCGCTCTCCTTATATCTTCTAAGATCTCTGATTTGTTAATTATTTTTCCTACAATCTCCGGTTTATTTAACTTACTTTTTATAAAGGAATAGACAGAAGCGTAAATTTTAGATATAAGCGAGAGTTGAGCTTCTTCTATTGCAGAAATGCTACCTTTATCAAAACTCTTAAAATACCATGATTCAGTAAATTCAATAATAACTTGTGCATAAGACTTTTTTGCCCAATCAAGCAAATCTATGTCGATTTGAATTTCATCTATAATCGTATCGATATCAGTATCTTTTTCGTAATCGACTTCAATAGCATAAAACGCCTCGGCGAACTTTTCATAGATCCAATCGTCCCCATGAGAACAATCTAGTAATTTATGTATGCCACCAATTAATTTTTTTAAGCTATCTGGTGCGTCGCCTTTTAATATGGTGATGTTTTCATCGTCTACTTCTATATATTTTTTCATAAAAAATTCATTGTATTTCATCTTCATCTCCTGTAATAGAGTGTTTATTTGCTCGAATTAAAGCTGCCATCGTCCTAGAGGACATCTCGACTTTACCCTTAACAAAGTAAAGACCGCCCATTAAAGCCTGTACTGGATCAATCCCTAAAGATTTAGCAGTGGTTACAATCGCAAAGATTCCTTCTTGTCCCATCTTCTGGAAATCACACCCGCATTTTTTGCACTTATTCATCTTAACATCTCCTTAATTTCATTGTTTTGATATTTTTTTAAAGAATCTTTTAACTTTACCGCTTGAAGTAATGTATGGTTTAAACCATCGATAAAACCTTTATCTTCATCGCTATTATTCTTATAATGCTTAATAGCTATTAATAGACGGTCAATTAACTCATTTAATGCTATCATTACATCATCTTTATTCATCTTCATCATCCTTGGCCTTCCAGCCCTTATGTTTTGTTTAACAGGTGTTGTCTTTAAATTATACGATAACTATACTACGTGCCTTAAATAAAGTATACAAAAACATTACAAGAGGACAACATGTACTTACGCAAGTACCTAAAAAACAACGGATTAACGGTTAAGTTTTTTTGCAAAAGACTAGGCATAACTTACACTACATTATATAGATATATGACAGGATCAAGCAAAATTCCTAAGTATATGAGGTTGGCAATTCTACAGATAACAGACGGGAAAGCTACCCAAATAGTAAATAAAGAAAGGGGAAAACCTAGTGAATCAAAGAGGATACCTAGATTCGTTATAAAAAAATAATATACATTTAAATTGAAAAATTATAATAGTATATATGTGAACACGAACTCTGATGCAAGAGTGGTAAGAGAAAATTAATTATGATTAGAAATATGATTAAATCAGAAAAATTGATCGTAGAAAAAAAGAAGGGAGGGCGCGAACCACTGCACCCTCCCCAAGAGCTACACGCGAGTGTAGACACCAAATGCTTTCGCAATCTGGTAACTTCAGAATATCTTAATCTATCATCTGGTCACTATATGCTACTAAGGCAACCAAAGACACTAAATAATCACAATCAAAAGAATCTGTTTATGTCTAAAAACACCAACACCACAAACAAAAGGAGTCAGCCAATGTTTATAAACACTAACAACCAACTCAGGAGCTCGTTATGACTATACAGGAGTTCGTTATGCCTATAGTATCACAAACAAACAGGAGTTCGTTATGCCTATAGATAATAATGAGAATCACTCATTTAATCAAGAAAAAGATGAAAAAAACACAATTCGAAGATCACCACACGATAAAAAAAATCCGTATGTGATGTGTAATCGAGATACAATTCAAAGAACAGATTTAACTTGGGAAGCCACTGGATTATTGGTTTATTTACTCTCCCTCCCTGTCGATTGGAACATTAAAAGAAGCGACCTTTGTAACAGAAAAACAAACGGTAGGCACTCAACAAGAAGGGCGTTTGATGAGTTAATAGGAAATAAGTATATCCTCCCTGTTCAATTACATAAGAACGGTTTAAGAAACGGAATTAGGTACGAGCTTTACGAGACTCCTTATAAGGACGAAGAGGAGGAATTAAAATTATGTTTACGACACGCCGGAAATCAGTCTCCCGTTAAAAAGCCTTCCGTTAGCCAGACGCTACAAAGTAAACATATACAAAGTAAACAGGTAGAAAAGAAAGAAACAAAGAAAGCCGAGGTCAAGACCTCTCTCGCATCTGAAGATGCTCACTCTCTCTCTAATTTTCTATTTGATGATCTAAAGAAAAAGAATCCTAACCACAAACAACCCAACTTAGAAAAGTGGGCTGCTGATATTGACTTGATGCTTAGAGTTGATAAGAGAAACACAGAACAAATCAAAGAGGTAATCGAGTGGGCCTCTCAAGAAGGGGGGAATTTCTGGCCAGTAGTAATTCAAAGCCCTAGAACATTAAGAAAGCTGTTCGATAAAGCTGTAACCGAGATGAATCACAGGAAAACCACACTTAAAGGACGCTCAGAGGCCTTGGACAGGAAAAACATGGTACGGGGCGCAGTGATACAAAGTAATCGACTGTGGGCCAAAGGAATGGTGTTTTCGAGCAAAGTTGAACTGTGCGACAACGTAGTTCGAGTAAGAGCTAAAGACGGATACGGAGCAACTAGCTTCCGAAATATAGAATATTCAGACGAAAGATTTAAAGAAAAGATGGATAAGTTGAGAAAGTAGTTGAAATAATATTTTACATGTTGTAATAATAAAATTAGCTACTAAGGTACTAGATTTATGAGATTTTATCACTCGGGAACACCGATTGCCAAGCAACGGCATAGAATGGCTAACGGCATAGCTTATGATCCACAAGCCAAGATTAAGAACAAAGTCAAGGCTGTATTCGCAGCTCAACTTCTCCAGCAAGACGGTTTAAGCGCCCTACAAGGAGCTATCACAGCTCAAGTCAACATTAATCACCCTATACCCGAGTCATGGTCCAAAAAGCGAAAGATAAGCGTTTTGACAGGAGTCAATCGTTTCGTAACTAAAAGGCCAGACGTCGACAATATTTGCAAATTCTATTTTGATGTCTTAAACAAGATTGCATATCACGATGACTCGCAAATTGTAGCTCTGACTACACAAAAAACATACTCTGAGAAAGCAGGGGTAGAGATAATTTTATCTACCATGGAGGATAACATGGTTAACGAACATGCAATAACTTATAGAGAAAGGCTAAGCGTTGAGGATTTAGAGTACCTTGTCGCTAAAGCTAACGCGTTGGGAAAGTCTAATAGGCGCATTACTCGAGTGTATCAAGAGGAAGACAGCGAAGGCTTTCATGTATATTTTGAAGTCGAAGGATTAAGGGAGAAAACAAATGGAAATGGATAGAGTAAAAGAGGTTGAAATAACGTATAAGTTTTACGGCCCAGAGCTTGAGGAGGCTAAAGAATCACCGCTGATAGCTGAAAAGTCAACAGCGTTTTATCTAGCACTCTACGAAATATATGATAGGTGCAGGTACATTGCTATTTATAAAGGCAACGCAACACCAGAAGAACTTGACTTGGCCGAGAGAATAGAGGAAATAGTAATAGAAACGGGAGTGCTTGATGTCTAATGATAGGTGGATGACTTGCACGTCATGCAAATCAATAGTGCAACTAAACGCTACTGGTATTTGTCTAGGATGTCAGGGTGGTTTTGTTGGCCAGTTAGATGAAGACAAGTACAGACCAAAAGAGGACTTAGAAGATGCCACTAAAAAAAGGGAAAAGCAAGAAAACAATAAGCAGCAACATAAAGACAGAGATAAGAGCCGGAAAACCACAAAAGCAAGCGGTCGCAATAGCCCTAAGCGAAGCAAGAAAAAGTAAGAAGAGATGAGAAAGTTTAAGATATCAAGCAAGAGTCAGATGTCAAGCAATGCTTGGGTAGTTAATTTAAGGGGTAACAAAAAGAGGAAATTTATGAAATTATTTAATAGAAAGAAACGGATTAAAAGGACGGCTGGCGGTTGGTTTACAAACGAAAGAGAGATAACAGAACAAGAATACGTAGACAGAGAATTTATAGCACTAAAAGAGAGAGCAACAGAGCTTGAAGAGATGATCGAAGTGTTACTGCTTTTATCTTCAAGAAAACATATTTTTATATCCCCGCTGGGATGGACGTCTGTTGGAGATGACTATTATACTGCCGACGATGCTAGAGCATGGGCAGGAGAGAATGATTATTTTTATGTTAAATGCTTCGAAAAGAAGGGTGAGCTATGGGTACATAAAAACGTTACTATAGGAAGTGCAGGGGAAGATGATTGAATGTGTTAGGTTTACTCACGTTAATAAAAGTACATGTGTAGGTGTTGGTACAGTATTTGTATCGAAATGGGGCGTTGAGATAAGCGGTATCTCATTGCATCAAAAGGACGGCAAAAGATGGATTAATCTGCCAGCTAGAATTGTAGAGGAGGGGGACGAAAAGAAGTATTATCAGTATATAAGATTTCCAATTAGAGAACACAAGGACAAGTTTTGCGATATGGTAAAGCAGGCGATAGATAGATACATTACTACGATGGAAGTTGAACCCAAACAACAACAAGAAGATGAGATACCGTTTTAAAACATAAACAAACAAAAAAAGGAGAAAACAATGGACTACAAACTAAATATATATTTTGCAAATGGCAAAGAGCTGGCCTTAATCCTTAAAGAGCTGGAGTTTAAAAAGTTTTTAAAGGAGGTTACGTTTAACAAAGCACATTGGAACGATAATAAAGTATCTGGTTTTGGAATACCACTGTATAATATTCTATATTATTCATTCGCTGAGTACACAGAAGCAATGAAGAAAGAAGAACAGGAAAAGGCAACCAAAATAATTGAAGAACAAAAGAAGAAAGCTAAAGAGGTTAAAGCAGAGCCGCTACTATCTGAAAAAATACAGAATATTGTTAAAGAAGCTGAAGAGAAGAACTAGCATGTCAACTAGATTACAAATATCAGATATCTGGCAAGACATAAACCTGTCGTTTGAAGCGAAAAACATATTAGAAGATTGCATACCCCTATCTTGTTGTGATAGCGTTTCACTATCAACCCTCTCCAAGACGTTAAAAATAAGCAAAGAGAAGTTATTTCCGATTATTAACGAGATAATAGAAAATGGGTATGCACTGAGAGCTTTAAAATCAAGTAAAGAGGCGTGGCCGTTAGTAAAATATGTGTTTTTCCCTTGTCACGTAAACAAAGTCGACGAATACGGTGGATATAACAACGAAGTAGATCTTCACCTGTTTAGAGACAAACTAACAAAAGAGGACAGAGAAGAACTTTCACAGTTACTGTGAAATGTGTGAACAAGCAAAAAAATATCTTGGCGAAAGCCTTGAACCACAGAGAAGCTAATGAAAGAAATTAAATGGAAATATGAAGAAAGAGGGATTGATGAGCTCACAGAAAACGAGGACAACCCGAGAAGACTATCTAAAAAAAGAGCCGAAGAGCTCAAAAAGTCACTCAACAAGTTTGGAGTCTGTCAACCTATCGTTATACAGCCAGACGGAAGAATCATCGGAGGACACCAACGGCTCAACATTCTTAAAACGCTCGGCGCTAATAAAGTTGATGTCGCGACACCTTCCCGAACGCTTTTAGAAAGAGAATTTAAAGAACTAACCATTGGTTTAAACAAGATTAGCGGTGACTTCGACCTTGATGTGCTTGCTAACCGCTGGGAGCTTGACGTTTTATTTGATGCAGGTTTCACAGAAGAGGAGCTTCACTCAGATGTAATCCCCCAAGAAAAGCCTAAGAAATTATCCATAAACATTAAATTTGAAAACGAAGACGATCTCAAGTTTGTTGAGAGCCAATTAAACACTATTCTATGTGATTTTCCATCGGCAACAATGAAAGTGAGGTGTAAGTAATGGCTACGAAACAGAAGGGCAGGAAAAGAGTACCTATAGACTGGAAAGACGTTGAGAAGTTTTTAATATCTGGGTCAAGCGGAGTCCAAATAGCTGCATATATTGGGATAACAGAAGAAACGTTATATAATCGTTGTAAAGACGAGAATAAAAAAGCATTTTCGCTATTTTCGCTAGAAAAAAGACAAAAAGGTAACTCTTTACTACTTGGAAAGCAATATCAAGTAGCGATGAGCGGTAACGTGTCGATGCTTATATGGCTTGGGAAGCAACGACTGGGTCAATTGGATCAACCACGAGACAAACAGGAGTTCAACGGATCGTTAGCCAGTCTTTTAGACGTTATGCACATGATTAAAAGCACAGAGGACTTTGATGCGCTTGTACAGATGGCAAAGAACAACAAAAAGCCTAGTGTAGACGGGGGCAGCAAATGTTAATAGCGATCTTGATTCTATCTATTTTTAATACGATAGCTATTTTTGAGTTAGTAGGAGAATTGCATGGGATCAAAAAATGATTAATGAAAGCACAGACCTTACACTTAGACAAATGTCTATTTCAGAAGAGATAAAGAGCCAGTTAATGCCGATAATAACTGATTATTTAGACGAGAGTAAGTCGTTAATAGACGCGCTTGATTGGATTTTGTCAATAGTACAAAACTACGAGGACCAAGACCTAAATACATACGGAGTTTCATGGAACGAAAAGGAAGAAAAGGCGAGGAAGTTCGAATGGAATGGATAAAATGCTCAGACAGATTTCCAGAAGTAAAGGACCAAGTTATAGTTAAATTAATTGGATGTGAGCTGGATTATACCCATGCGTATCTTTACATAAGGTCAGCAGAGGTATTGACAGGTTGGTTTGAAGAATGGCGTTATGCAAACGATCAAGAAATAAGCGAGTTTGGAAAGACAGATTGCGCTTACTTAAAACAAGAGGAGGAAATTGGGGATAATGATGGACGAGATGATAAAAGAGCCGAAGAAAAGAAGGTCAAACAAGTTAACGGCGGATAGTATAAAAAAACTAGTGAAGCAAGAGTTTCAAAAGTCTCTTAACAAGCTTAAAACAATGGAAAAGAAGTTCGATATTCACATAAAGAACTATGATTTAAAGATAAGCCAATTTGACAAGATAAAAACTACTATTACTGTTACATTAAATAAGTATATGGAAAAAATGGATAGCATGGAAGATTCGTTCTTTACGCTATATCACAACATTAAGAAGAATCAGTTTCTTTACGCTAACGAGCCCGAAGAGTGGTGGAATGACTATATTGATTTGAAGAGTCGTTACAAAGAAAATTTAAAGGAAGCTAAGCCTTTAAAATGAGGATTAGCGAGCCTAAGATAAACAGGGAAAAGCTTAAGGAAACACTTTTATATATATTGAACAAAACCGGTGCGATAGACGAGAAGACACTGCAAAGCATTTTATATTTCATAGACTTTGATTATTATGAGAGACATGAAGAGCATCTTACAGGGGCTAGATATATGAAAAAACTATTAAGAATAGTAAATGCTCATACAAGGCATAAAGAAAAATACTCAATAGAGTGTTTTCATCAAGACGACCTGCCAATATCTAGACAATTCGAAAAATTAGTTAATTACGTTAATGAAAACAAAGAGGTAACAGATGGATTGGATAAGCGTTAAGGACAGTCTTCCTGAAGAAGATGTAGTAAAGAGAGAGCAGAATCTACTTGACGCCTATTTAGATGATAAAGGGCCACCTGCTGCCATTTTAGACGATCAGGGAGTCAGGCACTACAACGAAGCTACGCTACCAGCAGAATATGAACAGGGATCTTGCGGTTGTGGGATATACCACGAACTGGAAGGCGAAACTTGGTATCATGCAACCATAAATATTTTCGAACAAGGACCAAGGAAAATAGTTAGGAGATGCAGGGAATGCCACGAGCCTTTAATAAGAGAACGAATAGGTAAAAACTGAGGGAATCGGCAAAAACGCGTACATTGCGCCAGCAACTACGTAAGAATTATGTACGTTGCATAGACAACAAACTAAAAAATACATAAAAGAAGATAAAGCGTATCAAGTTATGTTACCAAAATAAAGTCAAACAAAACAAAGAGGAAAAGATGAAGAAAGTTGATGAAAAGATAATCTTTCCGAACGACGACGAAACCTTTACTCAAGTGGTAATAGGCTTACTCGGCGAACTTTTTAACAAAATTAGATGCAAAGGCAAGTCACTTGCAGTAATAGTTGTTGTTTGTACTGTTCTTTCACTGTTTTTATGTGGTACATTTATTTATATCCATTTTGGGCCAGGACCGGACGACAAAGCACAAACAGAACAAAAAGAAGGAGGATAAAGATGGAATTGAAAACAGAGTTATACAAAAAAATGATCGATATAATCAGCAACGTTCAGTCTTTTGCTGTAGAGCAAATACCAGATGTATTTCAACAGCTGCTAACTTATGAAACTGTTAAATGTTATATTTCGCTCGCCGCAGATATTGCGTTACTACCTTGTGCTATATATCTAACATTTATGTTCTGTAGAAAAATACCCGATTTTGTAGCTACGGACGCCAATTGCGGTGTTAACTATAGTGTGGGATGTTTTATTGCATCTATATTTGCTAGCCTAGCCCTTTTTCTATGTGTGACAATAGATATAAATACATTAGTTAAACTATATATAGCTCCTAAAATATTCATCATAGACTACTTACAGGATAAACTTTCATGAAATGGATAAAAATAGCGGACAGGCCACCTAAAAAAAACGATATGATAGTATATTGCAAAGAAACTGCTGTACTTGCGCAAGTAGGAAGATATTGCGGAAAACCTAATCCAATGCCAGATGCGCCAAGTTATATTCCGTGGAGAGATGTTACTCACTGGATATTACTTTCTGATCCACTTGAAACATGTGAATAATATATGAAAAGCATTACAGTAGTTATTTGTTCAACAATTTTATTTGTTGGTTTATTAGCTTTAATTTTTTTAGCGTAGAGAGCGGAATGATGAAATGGATAAGCGTTGAAGAAGGCATGCCTACACAGAAAAAAGTATTAGCTATATTGGTTTCTGAGCTTGGTGTTGCATATAATACAAATGCAGGGGGCTGGTTTAGAAATACAATTTACGCGTGTTGGATGGATGACGGTAGGTTTGTTATAGAATCCCACGGGCCTATTCTAAAGCCAACCCATTGGATGCCTTTGCCTGACCCGCCAAAAGGAGATTGACTATGACTAAAAGCTACATAAAAAATGTCCTTGGAGAAAAAGTTGTTGAAATAGACGATGAAACGGGAATTATGACAGCTTTAAGAGGTTGCACTGTTAATTTAGAGGACTCTTTTAAATATGTTAAGAGTTCACCAATAAGCTATGCGTATTGGGAATCAACGTTTAAAAAACAGAAAGGAGAATTATGAAAGAGAAGTTAACAACTAAAATCTTAATGACCATAGTTACTGTCATTGTTTGTTCAGTAGCATGCGTAGCCGTACCTAAA